TTGCCAACACCAGTGCAAGGGTGGAGGGCACACAATTCCTGCATACCTTCAACGAAAGCTTGAGGGATTGAGTCGAACTCACAAGCAGCGAGGTTGACATGTTGCAACAAGCAACTGCCACGTGATCGCAAGTAAACTTCAAGGCATACATTTCCGAAGATTCTTTGTCCTTCATTGTCATACTTAACTTTGTTTAGCCAGATGTCGCCACGCCTCATACCAATGAGAAGTTTAGATTTCAATTCAGTATCAAGTTCATCCCACCATTCCTGAGAAATATCTACACAACGTTTTGCCCAAGGCAATTGATCACGAGGTGTTTCAATAAACTCTACAATGTCAGGATGATTTGCATCTAAATGTAAAACTACTGCGCCATTTTTATATTTTCCCCCACGTCGGAGAGTTTCGTTAAGAGCCGAATAGATTCGTCCAAATGATACAGGACCACTCGCAATGACGCCAGAGTCTCTCTCGAAGTTTCGTGGGTCAAGTTGTGATAAGTGGATTGCAACTCCCGCGCCGTTGCGGAGAGCTGTGCTACAGAACTTCCAGGAGTTTTGGATACCATGTAAACCTTCTAATTCATTTGCAACGTTCATAACCGTGCACGACACGGGGAGACGGCCAGATGGATCATCCATCCATGCCTGAACACGTCCAGTTCTAGAAATTAATTGACTCATTTAACAAGGTCTTCAAGATTAGGTGGTTGATAGTTTGGTCCTTTCATAATCTTTCCGTCGGACCTACGGATAGGTTTGTTATCTAAACCAAGTTTGGATAGATTGGATTCATGTACACGATTCAATGCAGTTTCTAAATCCCATTCCATGTTTTCAGAATATTGAAAGCAAACATAGACAAGGTCAGCTAGTTCTTTTAGCTCTGCTTCGTAGCCCTCTTCAGTAGCTGCATACATAAACTCTTTAAACTCTTCAACGATCAAATCCCGTTGCATAGTCCGGTTGGCCGAACTGTTCTGAATCCCATAGGCATCCCGAAATTCTATCGACTGTTCCTGTAGTGATTGGTTCTGTAGATGTGGTGTTGTTGAGTTCATTTTCAAGATAGTGGATAGCCTTTTTAAGGTCAGACGCTTTCGAGTTAGCATCCTTGTAACCGGCTCGGCAAATATATTTAACTGCACAGCCAAGATGATAGTTTAGTTCCCAGTCTCTGATTGCGTCCCAGCATTCAATTGATCCTCGGGTGTAGTAAGTGGGTGAGTAGTAGGCCATTGTTTGACTAGGTTAGAGATAGAATTAGATAGAACAAAGCATTGACGTTGCAATGCCATAAACAAAGTGATGATATCTTTTTTGTCTGCATTTGGTAGGAGATCCTCTAGTCTTCTAATCTTGAACTCCTGTTCCATCGTCAATTCTGTAATCGGTGGTGGGGGTCCAAGGAATGACGGCTTGTTTTTCTGAGTCATAGTCAGTACATGTAAGGATGCGAGCAAGACGGGCATTCATTAGTGCGTCATCCTCTGTTAGTTCTTTATCTTTGAATGCTTTGATAACTGTTTGCCAGTTGTAACCATGTTCATCAAACAATGACACAGCACGTTTAATTCCTATTCCAGGTACGCCGCTATAGCCATCGGTTTGGTCTCCGGCAAGTGTTTGAATGAGATGCCACTTAGCACCTTCAGTAGGTGTCACTGTAGTCATTTCATCCATGTTGTATAACCGACCAGGTATTTGACGCATGTCTTTATCAGGACTGACAATGATGTTGCCTGGACATTCCGTTGCATAGATACCCATAGCATCGTCAGCTTCGAGTTCAGGTAGCTTGATTACCTCATGGTCTTTTGATAGTTCATTTATGACCCTTCGATAGCCACAGGGTTTTTTACGATTTCGATGTCCCTTATATGCCCCAAAAATTTTCTTCCTAAAATTCTTCGAGTCACTAAAGAATAGTATTAGTTCTGGTGTGTCCCAAATAAACTCATTCTTGATTTTATTAAGTTCTCTTAGAACATTATTGTACGCCTCACTGAACTTACTTGTGACAAGAATGACATCGTCACCCCAGTCAATCTCTGTTTCAGCACCGGCGCATGATTTATAGACTATGTAGTCTGCATCAATGAGTAGTTTCATCAATGCACCTCTGCCCAGTTGGCTCCGATCTTTGCTTCTGCTGTGATTGGGATTCTAAGTTTGTAGTATTCACCAGCTTCTGCACTGCTAAGTACCAGGGATGCTGATAAATCTTGTGCGTAATCTGGGTGACACTCGAATTGCAATTCGTCATGTATAAATGCTAGCTGTGATGCACACAGTTTTAGTTGTGTAATGTTGTTTTGATTGATAATGAGCCACCTCTTTGCGACTACACCGGCTCCTGACTGAAGCAAATAGTTGAGTGACTTATGTGGACTATCAAGCTGAATTCTGCGACCATCAATAGATTTAATGTAACCACGTTTAGCTGCTATATTAATACTGTCTAATAATTCAGACATGCCAGGGATAGCATCTACAAATGCAGCTCGTATTTCTTTGCCTCGTTTTTTAGCCTTAGCTGAAGATAATTGTGGGTCAAAGCTATGACCTATTTTTTCATCTCCAGCCCCATAGCACCAGGCGTAGGTAATTGTTTTGATAGCTCGTCTTGTAACACCGACTTTATCGGCATTGACTTGATGGATGTCTCCGGTAAGGAGGGTATCTCCAAACTCGGGACTAAATTTTCCAAGGTAATGGGCGAGCATCCGTAGCTCAATCCCACTAAGATCGGCACCCACCATAACTTGACCAGGGGATGCTTGGAATAGTTTTCTAAATTCATTGTCACTAGGTACTTGAGATAAATTTGGGTTCCGATGGCTGGCTCTATGTGTAGCAGTAGCAACTGAACAATGATGATGTATTCGACTAGATGTCGTAACAAGCCTCAGCCATGCGTTCACGCCGTTCGAGAGGAGACCAAGCATTTTCATTACCGTCAAACATCTCGCGAATTGCATAGAAATCGGAGACGCTATTTCCGTCAGGACAACTTCGTCGATGATAGGTTTCCCAGTAGCTGTCATCTGTGTCGGAGTCCAACCACAAAATGTTTGCAATATCCATGAAATATGATCTCGTGATGTGGGATTTGTTTCTTTTAATCGAGTAAAGGTTGCACCTTTGATGTAGCCGCTAGTTTTGTTATCTCGCTTTGGAGTGAATTCAGCTCCTCCGACGTTAGGGTATCTCTTGCGAAGTACCTTTTTAAGATCTTGAAGTTCTTGTTCGAGAGACGATGCAAGTTGCCATGCAGCCCGCTCATCGAAATACCAGCCATGTCGTTCTTGTATAGATAAAATGTGAGCAACTTCGTGCTCTAGTAGGACCCACTCAGGTATTTGTGGAAGTGGTCGCATAATTTTTTTGTAACGTTGACATCTTGTACGCAGTAATCCTGCATATCTTGTGACCAGTGTTTCCAATCACTTGTTTTGCCAAATGCTCCTTTGTATTCACCTAATCTGTAACCATATGCTTCAAGCGAATGTCTACCTCGTAACTGAGAGGCCATATAACTAATGTCTAATTTTTTATCCACTTCCATCATATTTGCATGATACAAGCGGGACAAAAGTAGGGTATCTAAAACAAATCCAGTAGGGTTAAACCATGGATAGATTTTCTCTAGTACGGGCAGATCATATCCAATTACATTGTGTCCACAAATAACCTTTGCTTCTTCAAGCAACTGAACACCACGGACAATTGGTTCTTGGTCACCTTGATCGTTGTAGACATATGTCTCATCAGCTTCCGAATCAAAGATGACCATACAGTGAATGCAGGTAACATCATTTAGGAGACCGTCCGTCTCCAGATCGAACACGAGCATGTTTCCAGACGTAAGTTTTATCGATAAATTGAGCTTTCTTTACCATCTCCTCAGTAGGAGGATTAGGTTTAAAAATCTGATTGTGGGTCGAAAGATTTTGATTCATAGAATTTGCACTTTTCTTTGTCGTATTTCAATTGACACGCGACTCCCGTCTCGCCAGTAAAGCGGTTCTTAAGAACTCGCACTGTTGTATCAGCGTGTTCATCTCCACTCTGTTGATCTCGTTCAAGTCCAATAACTGCGTCAGAGATTTGACTAATGCTGTGGCTTCCGCGCAGCTGTCCAAGTGAAACTTTTGCTCCATCTTCATGTCCTTTATCACCTTGTGCTCTACGTAAATGAGAGACAAGGAACATTGAAATTCCTGTCTCTTCACACAACGACCTGAGCTTAGTCATTGTGTTATCAATCATTTTGCGTTCATCTCCATCTAATCCTGACAACAGGATTGATAGGTGATCTAGAAATACAACCCTACAGTCGAGTCCCGCAGCAAGGTAGCGAATTCTGGAGATGATGTTATCAGGATCAAAAGACCCAAAGCCATCAAAAAGATAGAGGTTCCACTCAGCAAGAGTGCTTTGATAAGCCTCGGTGAGATCAGATCGTTCATGAGTACCTATGTGAAATTGTTTACCACACGCAGCTGACATAAGTCCTAATGCTGTGCGTCTATTTGACTCTTCAAGTGCCACATACCCAACTCGTTCCCCTTTACTGAGGAAGTGAGCTGCAAGTTCACGGCATAGGGATGATTTTCCTTGACCAGTTCCACTAGTAATCGTGACAAGTTCTCCGGCCCGGACCCCTTGTAGTTTTTCTTGTAGCCCTGCGTATGGGTATTCATGTATGCAATCTTGTTGTGGTTCAATAACTAATGAAAGTAAAGTCTTACCATCAACAATGCCATCAGGTTTATAAACCTGTGCATTCCAAATAGCTTGACGCACTGCTTCAAAATTGTCATCCTGAGCAGCCTCTGAAGCATCTTTGTAGCCTTTCAAGTCTGCAATTTTGACCTTACCAGGAGGTAAGATACTTGCGGCTTCCTGTACGGCTTGATGACCTGCATCATCATTATCAAAGAACAGGACAACTTCATCCCAATTCTCCAACCATTCATAGTTATGTTTGATTGATTTTTTTGCAGCGGCTGCACCGTAAGGCAGAGAGACTGCTTCCCATGTTGGAAAAGCTTCTCTGCATGTCGCAGCATCTAGCTCACCTTCGCAGATGACCATCCTTTTTCCTTTATGACGGAACAAGTGTTGGCCGAAAAATTTTCCGTCAGATTCACCTTCGTATCTGAAGTCTTTATCTTTAGTTTTAGTTTTTATGCCAAGATTGCGTCCACTGCCATCTCGATAATGGAAGCATAGGATCTCTCCATCGGCATGGATCCCATACTCTTCACATACTCTTTCAGAAATTCCTCGCTTTGACAGTCGTCGAGCAATTCCTCTTGATTCCATTCGTTGTACATAGTGGGTAGTTTCGTGATTGTGATTGCTGTTGCCTCCGCCTTTCCAGGTGTGACATACAAAACAAAAGGTGTGACCATCTGTATATAAGCTATTGCCATCAGATGAGCCACACTCGTCGCAGGCAACGTGCCTTTCAAATTCGCTTGTCATGTAAACCAATCAATAGGAATGTTGGCCCATGATGTCCATGGAATTTTTAAACGATCGCAATATTGTGCGTAAGTAGTCTTTGATTTTTTGCTGATAGTGTTGAAAGGAGCTTGAAAGACCATACGAATATCAAGTTCAGGGTGCTGTTGTTTAACATTCCTAATCTTGCGGCGATCGTCGCTATCCCAATACCCCTTACATTCTAGAAAAACGCCTGAAGGGAGTAAAAAATCAGGAGTGTAGTTATGAGCAATTGTGTAAGGAACCTTTGTAGATTCATACTCATACTTCACTCCCAATTCAACCATCAGATCAGCAACCTTTTCTTCAAGGCCTGATCGAAATGCCATTAATTTTTAGTATATTTTTTAAGGTAAGAAACGCCACGATACTTCAGTTTGCAAATCTTTTCAGCTTGCTGCTGTTCACGTACCCGTTGACGTAGTTCAACTGAAGGCATGATAAATCTCCGAAGTACCTGACCCCCGTTCCATGGTCAGATGTTATGCGTCCTAAAGGATGAACGTAAGTAGTACAACTACTCTTCAAGTTCTTCAAAAACGTAGCCCAATTCAATAGCTCTTTCTTTAG